TCGCAGCGGGAGCCCTCGCGACGTATTTCGCGGGTATTGATACCTCGATTTATAGTAATATGGGTTGGGAAACGACCGTTTAAGGCTTGACAATGTAGTCCTTCACAATATAGAAGACCACGGCCGCTACAGCACCAGTAGTGGCGAGACCAACCATGCTTCTACCCCCTTGTTCGTTAAGGAACTTGGGGATAGAGGTCGCAAGACGGTCCTGGACAGGTTTGCTCACAGCGGCGGCTGTGCAGGCAGCGACGATGAGGGCGGTGAGCTGATCATCTGTGAGATTGAGAGGATTCTTCTTCTCAGGCTCGGCGGGAGCTTGGGGAACTGGGTAAGCGCCCTGAGGTTGAGGAGCGGTCATCTGGGGCATTACACCCTGCATGCGGGGTTCCTCGGTCATCATTGGGGGTTCCATCATAATATCGTTAATGGGAGTAGAATCCATCGTCTCTTTACTTTGTCCCATATTTTTTTCAGCTTTAAAAGACGTGGAAGGATTGTCATGAAGAGGAACCATTCCTTCTCCGTCATCCGAAAGATTCATCGTGTGTACTTGGTCTGAAGCCATCTATTATATCACTGTGATTTTTGAATTCAATACTCAACGCGTCTTTGTGATCTTGAGGTTTGTCTTCTTCGTCGCCTTCTTAGCATCATCCTCCTTTTGTTGTAAATGTTTAGGATTGTACATCTTCTTATGAAGTCTCCATAGATCTGGACCCCCAACCCTAAAATTCTTTCTGACTGTGGCCTTGTACCAAAACACACAATCTTGAATCCTGTTAGACTTCACCGTATTGTCTAACACGAGACATTCGTAGTTTTCCGTACACGCATCCATGACCTTACAGAACATATCGAAAGAAGGGAAGATACCGAAGAAGGATTTGTAAAGTTTTTCTCGATTCTGAATGATATTCTCCCTGAGGATAAAGACATAGTCAACATTCGCACGAAGGGCTGGTGGAAGATCCATAACGTACTGCATAGTCAGCATGAAAAAGATCTTCCAATGGCGCCCATTCATGAAACATTGTCGAATACATGTGTCCTTGAGGAACTTTGAGTCATACATACAGTCATCCAGAAGCATGAAGGCTCCACATTGGGTTTTCCCTGAACCCACCAATTTACGTTGCCTTGCCATGACTCGTTCAATGGCGTCTCTATCGTAATCACCATAAATGAATAGGTCGGGGATGAAATCAGAGTAAAAGTGGTTTCCCTCTTCTGTACCAGACAAGACAATTCCGGCTGGGAGATGTCTCTTGTGGAACATAATATCTTTCACAAGGGTTGATTTACCTGTATTACGCTTACCAATAAACACACACACTCGATCGTCACTGATCGTCTCAGGTTTGAATTTCCTCAACTGAAGATTCATTCTACTTTAGTGTCTCGTTTTATTTACCAAAATTTTACTCAACCCCAATATTAAATGAATATGCAAACAGGATTCGGAGAGTCTCAGATGGCAGAAGAGTATGTCAAAAGTATGATTGATATTCTTCTACCTGTGATGGAGAAGGGTATGCTCTTTGCATCCGAGTATTCTAAAGCTTGTGGAAGAGACATAGTACTCCCAGAAGACTTGGAATATGCGATTAAGTATTGTGCGATGTACACAGTTGGGCAGGACATTGGAACACTTTTTCCAGATCTGTACAACGAAGAAGATTCAGATGAAGATGACATTGAAGAGGTTGACGACGAGGACTGTCCACCATTCGAGAGATACACCGGTAGTGATGAACGCTTTATTCTCATTAACCAGGCGTATGATCGATGGGAATCCTGGGTTCCCCAAAATCCGACAGAACAGATGTTAAAAAATGCTATTAATAGTAATGAGCACCTCGGAGCCTGAAGCTTGGTCATTCTCAGAAGATAAGTTTAAGAAGTATGAATCTGAGAACAGCTCTAGCGAAGATTCTTCTGATGATGAACAACTCTTCTCAAAAACAAAAACAATCAAAGCGAAGAAGTTTAAAAAACATGTCAAAAATGAAAAACTCTCATTTGAATAATTTTCTCAGGATACTGTATAACATACACAATGGAGTCTGCTCGCAACCAAGCCGTCGAAACCGTCAACCTGGTGACCCAGGAGCTCGAGACTCAGTCGCTCAACGCGATCGTCGCGGGTTTCTCCTTCGCCGCCGCTATGTCCTGGATGGATCTCGTCCGCTGGGTCATCAGCCAGGTCATCAAGGTACCCAAGAATGGTGGTACCCAGTACACTCTCACCGCGATCCTCACCACCCTCCTCTCGATCGCCGTCTACATGATCGTGTCTCGCGTGTCCACTCGCGTGTCCAAGCCTGCTCAGCCCGTCTTTGCCATCACCGGCTAATCGGTTTGGGTTTACCCTTCATGAGCATCATTAGAACTAACCCGAAGAGTAGTATAGCAAGAATATACGTATACTCATTTTTCCATTCATAAACATCCGAAAATTCAGGGATGCTTATATATGGCTTAGCCTCTTCAGCCTCTTCAGCCTCTTCAGGTTGGTCCACCTTTAGATTTTCCAATTTGTTCGTGGAACACTTTATTTCAAATTTGAGGATATGTGCTTGATTAACGAACGGATATGGTGTGAGAACACCACTAGGATTTATATACAAAAATTCAATTCTAAGATCTTTGATAATCTTTTGTGGTCCCGAATGAAAACGGTATACAACTGGGTCATCCGATCCCCTGAACGATAACAAATTTGAACCATTAAGAAGGAGATGACCCGTATAATGTGGTGTTCCCTTCTGGGAGCTATCCTTCGGTTTTCCAACATACACAGATTGATTAAACTCATCTGATCCAGAAGTTAACCTCAAAACCAACGAATTTGGGCGAACCGGATTAGGACCTGTACCTGTAAAATTTGTTGGAATTTGAGCAGATACAAGACGTATTTCTTCCACATGATATATAGGGTTTTCTAGAGTGATGACGTAGTTATTCGCATTTGGATACAGTGTACTATCGCGCTGATTACTATCGATAGAGAGGTTGTGTACCTTCATTAAAATATAGGGATAATATTTTAATGAATGTTTTTGTCTATGATATGTTGAAATTAATGAGACAATGAGTGTGCCAAAGGGTTGTTCTGGAGCTGCCTTTTGGCGATATCGAGAGTTCTTGAATTTGGGTTCTCATTACCCTTGTACGCATTGAACTGATGGTATGGTTTTTGCTTGTATTGCTGTGTCCACCCACCATTGGCGGCGTTTACGCGGCCGTCAATACGCGTCGTATCCGAGCGAACCGCGGTAAGGGCACCACCCTGCTTAAGAGCAGACTCGCGAACATTCATACGACCAGCATTACCCATACGGTTGGGCTTACCGCGGCGATCTTCGGGGCGGAAACCATACTTCATGAGCTCCTCATTCGTCTTAGCTGTAACCTGAGCGGCAGCACTATTCGTGTAAGCACCATGGTGACTGTTGATACCAGGAGCTGGGCGGTTGTAATACTCATACTGCGAATCGTTGCGATCACTCTTGAATCGAGTGGGATCTTGGGACATTGTCTGGGCTGAAACAAAACGCTTCGCACCATTGAAACCTAAACCATCCTGACGAAGACCAGTCTCCGAGCGGTTCGTGGTACGCTTCGTCTTCTCATGCTCGTTACGGGGAACGACACCAGACATACCCTGTGCACGACCCGCCATGGTGGGTCGTCTCGAAGGGAGATGAGCAGTTGTTTCGGGTTTATTGTGAGTAAGTTCACCAACAACAGCCGAACGACCACCAGTAATGTCCACCGCTGGACCAGTTCGACCTGGGAGAGTTGTCAGCCTGTATTCACCGACATTCACAGGATTAACCCTAAATAACTGTTGGTGACCACCGGATGCAGGAACATGTGCACCTACACCCAAACCCGGCCCAACCAGGTGTTTCTCAACTGGAGAAAGATTATTCATTCGACCATTATCGTACATACGGTTTCGCATGTTCAAGACTTCTTGACCACCACTCCGCTGCTGCTTAGAAATGTCCGCGAAAGTATCCATCTCTCGTTTGTTAGAAACTTCAACAATTGGTTCAAAGTTGTTTGCTTCCACAATGGGGGGAGTCTTTATAACGGGTACATCATTTTCAATCTTAGGTGGAACTGACTTGGCACTTAAGTTGCGTCCAGCGTATACGAGACCGGCTACAGCCATAAGTGAAATAGGATCAGCCATTCTTACTTCTTACCTACATTTTTATTAACATATCTCTGCTGAAAAAGGCCATTCTGGAGTTCGGCTCGGGTACTCATGGGTTCATATTTAAGTGTGCGAAGGGGAACCTTACACTCCATGTTGGACAGGGGGAATAGATTACGCTCGTACGTTTGGACGATGTGCTTATTGAAACGGGTAGTCGATTGGGGACGAAGTTCATCACTCGTGTTGATGTACTGAGCTGGGGAACCCTTACCAGCCATGTATGGGGCTGTGCCGTATAACATAGTGTTGGGGCGGCAACCACCACAGTTGAGGGTACTGGGCTGGGGGTACACGAAAACTTCATCAGTCGCTTTGACGGGGGGAATCGCACCCTTGTTTTGGACTATGGAAAGACCAGGTTGAAGCTGATACGCCATTTATTATTACATGAGAATATTATCTACCGAACATACCAGATCGTTTATCACCACTCGCATCAAGACCCTCGAACGCCTCGAGCTGAACACCGCGAGCATTGGGATTACAGAACCTACCATCACTCTTACACATCGGACCATTCTTGGGACCATAAAGCCATTCAGCGAAAGCAGTTTGGTCTCCTGGAATTTTAGAAACTGATGTGGTCACAAATTGCCTATCGGCAGCGTTTCTCAAATATTTGGGCAGAGCCGTTCGGGAACGCCCGGAATCATAGGGGATACTACCAGTCGTGTAATTCTGGATGTATGGTTTTACTGTGGCATAGTAACACGCTTCCAGACGATTAGGAGCATCAGTATAATCGGTCATGAGGACATTACCCATGGGGTTATCTTCTGTGGGTTTTTGGCAACTGGCACCCTTCACACCCGATCCATACGTCTCTTTCACGAGTTTAGACTTGTACAACACGTAAATCACGGCAATCACAGTGGCACCCAGTACAAAAACACGAAGATCTCTACGGATCAGATAAAGAATGCAGCTGACATAGATGATGAACCGAGAAGCAGCATTCACACGATCTTCTGGGGTCTGCTCCGAAGTCGGCCAGAATTGATTTATCTGGTCGGCTCGGGTAAGCTGCTGGGGATCATCAAACCAGGCCTTCATTTAGTATATGTACAGGTTTATTTTTTGGGTAGACCACCTAGCATGCTACCCATCATCTTCATGAGTGCATCCTGATCAAGTTCACCACCATCATTTTCCATCTTGTCAGCACACTCCTTAGCGATACCCTCGATCATCTTGAGTGTGTCATCGGGAATGGAGGTGATCGTAGTGCCGAGCATGTACAGAGTCTGGAGATACTGCCAAGTTGCACCCCTGGTATTGACAGACATGCGCTCCCAATACGACTTGATGTTGAGATCCTTCAGGAAATCAATCGTATCAATCTCCTTGAGTAGAAAGGACTCATCCTTCGCCGAAATCTTCTCCGCGTAAGGAGTCACACCCTTCATGAAAGCGTCCACGACGAGACGCGGGTTTGTAGACTTCAAGACGTCAAACGAAGTCATCATCTTCTTAATGCCTTTTTCCTCTGGAAAAGTCTTGTGCAATTCCACAAGAAATTGACCCATCATATCATTGAAAGCAGTGACAGACGCCATTTTCTTATTCTATTGGTTTAATCTTTAAGTTTAGAAAGGTTCAGTGGAAATACTCTCTCGTTGACCTATCCCACCAGAGACGATGAAGAACACCAAAATCGCGTTAAGAGCCGCAGGCTTGGTATACTTGTTTAATTCGAGTTTACCCTCATTGTTCAGGTACGCTTTGAGATGAATGTACCCCGCAGTGATACCACCGGCAATGAGAGCGGCGCTCATCGGGTCGCGTAAATAATCGGAGATCTCCATTTAATTATACCTGGGATTTTTTGTACGCTGCTCTGGTGCATCACCGAAAAGGACATCATCCTCTTCCTGAGGCTGCTGCTGAACTTCATCAGTGACAACCTCAGACTCAGGCTCAGGAGCTTGAACACCTGGTACAGTCTTAAACTCATTTTCCAGACCTGTAGGTTGGGGATCAGGACCACCCATAGGCTCAGGCTCAGGATCACCCATAGGCTCAGGATCACCCATAGGCTCAGGCTCGGGCTCGGGCTCCATCATTGGTTCGTCGAGTACGTCGGGGTCGATACCATCTTGAATCTCACCATCGAGAGAAATGTCTCGAGTTTCCTGAGACATGTATGTCTGGAGAATCTGTTGCACTGGAATCAACTCTTTTACGGTGCTCTCGATACAGGTGCAAAAACGCATCGTGAGTTTTTCATCACGCATGTATTCACTCTGTTCTTCATGGAAAATGTATGGGTCCTTGTAAAGATCCTTCGCGATGTTGTTGTAACATGTTTGAATGAAAACTTCTTCAGTTGGTAACTTCAGAGAAATCTTTTTGTTATCCGCCTTTAGACGAACCGAAGAAAGGATCTTTGTGCATGCGACGAAAACGGCAGCCAAGAGGTCACTGAACCACGCACATCGATCGGTAATATTGTCACTGTGTCTCTTAGACATAGCATTCGACCAGTTGGGAACCTCTTTAAGGATTTTCTGAAACATAATCAAAACCTGCTTTCCCTTGGAAGTCTTCACAGCTTCGTTGTACATTTCCTCGAACACTTCAATCATAGCTGGACACATGATGAGACAAAGCTGACCAAGATATTCCTTCTTAGCCTCTACCATAATACTCAAATTGTCCATTTATCATTAAAGATGGTTTTAAAATTATAAGTTCCTACGCACTTCTCCTGTATTTATTTGCAATTTTCTTGAGATTCATGAGATTGGGAAAATCTCCCTCTTCTTCTTGTTCTTGTTCA